TCAGATATATCTGGAAACTCTTTTTTAAGTTCTGGTATTGTTATTGATTTTATTTCACCAACATAATATATATCTTCAAAATTAGGATCTTCAGTATATGAATAAACCATATATGCAGGATCTACATAATCAACCGTTATACCGTTTGATGTATTAAAATTAGTTTTACAAGCAGCAATACCACATACTGCTAAATCCATATTTAATCTTCTTCTAACTAAGTTATATTTATTTTGAGCCATAACAGAAGATATTGCTTCTTCTTCTGCTATTTCAATAGCTTGTTTATAACCTAATTGCATATGAAGCTCTAACTCTTCTTCTGTTTCAGGTATTACATCAGGATTTGGTGTTTGATATAAATCAATACCTAATGTATTTTTTATGTTTTCAATATATTCTTTTGCTAACATATCTTCATACATCTTAGAAGCATATGAAGTTCTTTTCTTAACAGAACTAGGATCTTGAGCATAAGCTTTTATTTCATAAGCTTTTTGCGATATACCATTAACTACAATATCTACAAACTTTGATAAAATAGGTACTGGTTTCCAGTCTAAATTTAAATAAGATAAATCACCATTAATTGATAATTCATCTTTATATTTTTGTATGGGTTGTTCACCTCTAGCGTAAAGTCTTAAAGTGTTAAAATTGTTCCAGTTTGTTAAATATCTGTTACCGTTAACTCTTCCAGATCTAAACCACTCGTATTCAATAGCCATAGCAACTTGACTGCCATATTCCCAACTTGCTTTTTCAGCATCACTTACTACTTGACTAGGAAAAGCGCTATTTGAGTTAGTATATATATTCATTTAACTTATAATTTTTGATGAAGTTCCCCTATTGTCATATCTTTTAATTCCTAAATCAACAGGTTGTAATTTTGTTTTATTTACTGGTGAATACCTATGCTTATTACAAGCCATTAAAGCTAAACCAGAACTAATAGAAGCATCATGCTTTGTTCTATTATTAATATTAAATTTAGCCCAGTCTTCTAACGTTTTTTGAAAATACATATCACCATAACCAGTTTCTTTTAAACCTACAAATGTTTCTATATATGTTTCTATTGCTGAAGCGTGAGCTTGCTTTATATCTTCACTTGAGTTTGGTATACCACCTAACTCTCTTTCTGTTATTGATAGTTTATTATATTTTCTATCAGGTCTGTTCATTGAAAATCCTCTGTAACCACGTTTTTTTAAATAATATAAAAGTCTTGGTTTATTATTTTCAATTAATATAGGCATACCATAAAATACGCAGGCCATAAGTACATCTTCAAAAAATATTTCAGCTGTCTGAGGTCTAGCTATATATTCTAAGAAGAAATGATTAGGTGGTGCGTCTTCCATAGAAAACTTTGTTAAACCATGTAAAGATCCTTTTGAACCTCTTTTATCAACAGTTCCTGATATATCATAAGGGTCACATCCAAAAGCGCCTATATGCTCATTGCCAGGATAATTTGTATTATTTTTTCTATATCTTTTGTTTTGCAAATGAACAGGAGGAACCCAACTAATAGTAAACCTTCCGTTTTTATTAGGAACAAATATAACTTTTGTATCTTGTTCTGCGTTTTCCCACTGAAAACTACCTTGTGTTAAATTTAAAGAGTTTCTTAAATCTTCGTTAAAATCTATTTGCTCATAGATTTTAGTTAAATTAAATAAAGACTCTTTTGATTCATCTCTAAATGCATGCTTTTCAGTGCGTGGAAACTGTCTATAAAATTCATTTAAAGCATCTTGATCTTGCTTTAATCCTTCTACTTCGTTATCCCAATATTCTATTACACCTAAATCTATAATTTCACCTTGTGGTCCTTCAATAGGTTTGTTTGGTGTTTGGAAGACAGGTATGCCATAAGAATCAATGTATCCTTCGTAATTCCATTCCATAGGTATGAACAAGCTATATAATCCAGAGCGAGTTTGTCCATTCGCGTTTCGTTGTGTAACATCTGAGTCATTATATAGTTTTTTAAAGTTATCACCACCTTTGTCTAATGAGTTACTAGTTGAACCCATCATACATTTACCTATAATTCTACTACCTAATCGTAAGCAGGTTTTCGTGACCCTCCAGTTGTTGAGGATGTTCGTCGGACGTTCCCACTTGCCGCTCTCATCGTGGACGAGGAGTTTGAGTTTCTCACCGTCGTACGAGTTGTCGCCCGTGTTTTTCCAATCGATCGTGGTGTCGAGACCGTCGATCTCTTGTAATTGCTGGTTCGTCTCGAGTTTCTTACGCGTGTACTTTGTTGCGGGTACTCTGTACGCGAGCTCTGTCTTTGGACGGTCCATTCCGTCCTGTATTGGTTTGAAAAAGAAGGGGTAATTAACCGATATCGGTACCACCTTGTCGGTAAACATCTTCTTGGCATCAGGACCAGACTTTGATAATATCCCAAACCTAGAGTCGCTTGATATTGTTGCCATATTAACGCACTCCCCGGACGCCATAAAGGAAAACCCAGAACGTCTGTTCTTAAGGTAACACATTCCATAGGATCTAGGATCGGCCTTACAAGCTTCCCAGAATATGTAAAATAATCTGTTCGATTCGCGGAAGTCTGGTTGACCGACATCAATTTTACTCCACTGCAAGTACATGTAATGAGTACCAGTAATATAAGTAGCATTGCCTTTGTTATAAAACCAAAAACCTTGCTCTCTTCTATTAAATTCCTCATCGATGTAATCATACCATTTTTCTTTAAAATCTAGTGGATATTGTTCCCAGTCAAAAACAGATTTAATTTTTTTTAAAACTTTAGGATACGGTGTGTATTCCCATTTATCTGTTTCAAACTTATGTATTTTATTTTCTACAGGTAAAGCTATTTTTAGGTTTTGTATTTCATATATTTCACCTATTTTACCTGTTTTGCTTATTATAACAATATCGTGTTCTTTATTGTATCCATATTCCCATTTATTATACCTGTTCATTCGTTTAAGAACTTTAGGTTTAATATGGTCTTTTAAAACTTTATATAAACTTTGTTCGTACATTACTTAGATCTACCTTCTGCAAAACCTTTAAAAGTTCTTTCTTCTTTAACTTCTTTTGGTTTTTCGTTTAATAAGTTTTCTTCTTCTTCGATACGACTAAGTATTTCAAACGCATCGAATATAGCAAGCTTTTTTGTAGCTGCAGCGTTTTTAAGTCTATCAGCTGATATATCATCATCTGAATCAACAATAGCTTCTTTAGCTACTTTGATCAACTCTTCTACTGCTCTCTGCCCAGCTTGGATTATATTCTTCTTCGTCTCCTTGGTATTCATACTTAATTACAATATCATTTGATTTCATACAATAAAGTCGTTTATCATCGACTAAAAACTCCCACTCACTATTAGGAGTAAATCCTACAAGATCACCTGGGTTGATATTAAGCTCTTCTAAGGACTTATTACCATATTTTAATATACCAATAAGGTTTGCTTCTTTATCAAGCGTTAGATCTTGTTTGCTTTTTATAGGTGTTACAAAGCATCTATTATTTATAGTCTTCCAATTGTTTTTATTTTTATATAAATAAATTTGGTCAACTGCGCAGAAATAATAATCATCTTTAAAATAAGATCTGCTTTTTTTCTTTTCACCTCTCATATCATAAAATGTTCTAAATACATTTTGATGTATGATTATTAAAGCACCTTTCTTAATAGGCGTAGAAAAAGCTGCTGGTGTTTCAATAACCTTAGCAACTCTATTAACAAATTTCCAGTTTTCTATTTTAGTATTTACAACTAATTTTTTATCACCTATATTAACAGTATTGCTGTATTTATCGCCAACTGGTTCAACGATAAAATCATATAGACTCTTCATTAATACTCTAAATCATACTCAACAGATACAGCCATGTTAGAGTTAAACTTCTTCCATGGCAATACCTCGTTGTTTTTCTTTATATGTATATTATAAGAATTATCAGATTCATCAAATAAAATATATGCTATTTCATGACCTCCATAGACTTGTTGTCCTACAGAATAATGCATAGCATCGTTTTTATAATCAGATCCAATACTGATTTTTCTTATAACAGAGTCCATTACTCTTCTGTTTCAGTTTCAGCTTCTTCTGGTTTTTCTATTTCAGTATACTCACCAGTTTCTATGTCAACTTGAATAGCTCCGTATTTCTTTTCTAATTCTACCTTGTGTTCTTCAATTGCAGAATTAATATTACCTATCTCGTGTAATAATCCGTGTTTTTGAGCTTCAAGTATACCAATATCGTTTAATACGACTTTTAATTTTTCTTGTTGAGTTTTAATTAATTCTAACTCTT